CGACAAGGTCTATCGGAAACGTTATCTCTTGGTTGAAGGTATACCTTAGAATTAAATCCTCAGAGTCGGGCTTGCCTAGGAAGTAAACACCTAAATCAAACTCTGATCCACTACCGGAGCCTCCGCTGATTTCAGTATACGGGCCTCCATTTGCAGAGTATTTCAAGACATTCGCGTCATTGACAAGGCGAATTGTATTTGCTGGGGCTACACCTATTGCACTTGTATTTGCAGAAAGAAGTTCCATCGTCGCGGACATCGACATCATTCCATTGAAATAAATGGCATATGTACCCGCTGTAGGCTCTCCAACGACGTACCCGACAAGTCTAGGTGCATCAACCGTAGTGAAGTCCCCGACAAGTTCTCCAGAAGCCCCTACGTAGACCGCACTGCCAACGACAGGAGTATATGACAGTGACGTGAGGAGAAGACCAAACAAGCGTGCCTTTATGACATCTCCGGCAATAGCACTAGAAGAGCCGGAACTCGTTCCGACGAACACAAAGACGGGCACTGTGTTCAGATTGTCACCACTAACAATGCTAAACTGCGGGACGACTTCCTCTCCGGGAAGGCCGGGCTTTAATGTCGCGGAAGGGCCTAATGCGGCTAGGCCGATAATGTCTCCATACGACAACGAACTTCCGGCTACACCGATAACGACTCCGGGGTCTGAAATTGAGTCATTCAGTCGAGCGAACCAATCATTAGTGGCATCGCCCCAGCCCTTCGCGGTGTCTACTTCCGTTTGCTCCTGTGCCGCTGGCGCTCGCTCTCTTGTCTTTAAAAATCGAACTGCGGCGACTGCCCTGTTCACAATATCTGTATTGTTGTTAACAGTAAGCTGAATGAGGTACGAGCCCTCTTTCCTTGGCGTAAATGACGTGTCTCTGATATTGTTCGGAATTATTAAGTCCGCAGGCCCGGGAGGCTGATCAAGTATCTCCCAGAAATAGAAGAACTCGCCGCCGGAATCCTGATTGCTCAACAAAACAGTCGCACCAATTGTCAAGTCGTCGTTAGACCCGGGTGTGCCATCTATAGTAATAAGAGCTTGAGCCACGTCACCACCTCTTAGTATTGCAACACTGCAATCAAAGATACTGTCATCGGATCTGCATCCGTTGAACTAACGATTGTCTTGTACTCAATGTCAGAGCCGCTAAGAACAATCTGATACGGACAAAAATTTATAATTGCTGCTCGCTGCGTCTCTGGGAGAGAAAGTACTGGGTCGGCAATAGAACTATTTGCCATGCTTGAAGCACGAGAGGCTCCGATGTCTGAAACCTCAGCACTTCTGATACGAGTGTCTACTGCCATTGAGCGTAACTCACTCAGTACCGAGGATGTCTCATCAAAAGAACCGACAGCTCGAACAGTAGCGGCGACAGATGAAAAATCGCCTGTAATAACAAAGTCAAAAGTTTTTTTGTTGGTCACGGGATAGCATGAAACCGACATGCCGGCCGGAGCTGATAGACTGACTATTGTCGGCTTCAAGCCACTTATCAACTGCAATGGATTGGTGACATTGAGATTGGGCAATTGAATTGTCGCTGCTACAACAATTTGTCCGTAAGGCCCAATAATTTTCCGAAAGTCAGCAATGTTACTTTCCTCGATTGTCGTTGCTCCCGGCGCAACAACAATCTCAGCAATTTTAGTATAGCCTGATGTTGTCGGAGGAACCGCTCCAGTTGCCGGCCCTCTCTTATATGACAAAGGCTCTGAACTTGATGCGGGGAATACGACATTTCCTGTTAGGCCGTCCAATCCCCAACTCAGGGTCTTATCAACTGCTCCCGGAAGAAAACTACCGCTCGTCTGATTCAGGATGTCTCTTGTTTGCGTATCGGTAACATCTCGATTGTATGCTACTTCAATGATGTCAATACGAGTCAAGAATCCTACGTTGTCTGGAACGATGAATTCTTGGTTTTCCGTCAGCACGACCGGCTTGATCGCGGAAGTGTCATTTAGCCCGGAAATAGAATCAATGTCGGTAGGCACATCTGTTGAGTTTGCAATGACACCCAGCCCGGAACCGACAACAACTGACATGCCAGAAGGGGACGCGGGTCGAACCTTGAATCCATCGGAAGCGAATCTAGCCCCATAGTTTCTTAGAAGAATGTCACTTGAAATGCTCGACCTCGGAGACGCGGTGTGAAGAATAAATTCTCTTACCGCTAAGTCCGAATATGATTGCATCAGATTGAAGTCGCCGGAGATAAGTTTTTCTCTGACGTTTGATATGTTTCTATCAAATGGCTTATTGGACATTTATGTCGTTCCTATGATAACTCAACAAAGAAATCAACAATTGCCGGGTCTGTTACCGTCGGAGGAGAATATGAACCAGTCACTATTCTGCCGACTTCGTCTTGACAAACGAATTGAAGTATTGCGCATTGCTGCGAGCCATTAACTACAATAATTGGGCTACCGTCGGTCTGATACGCTATCCTTCTTACGTTGCCAATATTGTCGGTCAACGCTTCTAGTGCGTATGTTTTCGGCTGAATAATATTGTTCAAAAGTCGTTTTTCATAATTCCCGGTCAAGGAATATGAAAACTTAGCGATGTCAAAATTACCGACGACAACTATCTCATAAGTCTTCTTTGACCCGGCAGTAGCATCTCCGGCATCGACAACGGCACTTACGATTCGCGTTGACACGATAACTCCGGGAGGAGAACTGACTTCAATGAGTGTCGGCTGAAGCACGGCAAGGTCTGTTTCATCCGTGACCATCAGGTTCGGAAGTTCTATCTTCCCTGAGATCTTTACTATTCCATACTCCGATGCAATTTTCCTGCAATCGACAATATTTGTTGCGGAGTATGCTGAGCCGCCACCCGAGACGAATACCTCTGCGATCTTTGTGTATCCTTGTGTGACCTCTGGAGCGTTCGGAGGGCCGCCGATTGTGATTATTGGTTGTCCCTTTTTGTAGCCTATCGCCGTCGTACTATTGTCCGAGCTGTCTACATAGCCAAGACTCTGATCAAGTGCCCATGTGAGTGTTTTGGCAACCGGCGTAGGATTAAACGTTCCATTTACTGGGTCAAAAATGTCCCTGCTTGTGCTGTCTGTTGTTAAATATTCAGAGCGAACCTCAATGATATCAATCCGACTAAAAAGAGGGTCTGATAATTGAGGAACATTTACGAGTTTATTTGCAGACAACACTAAGGGCTTTAACTCAGATGTCTCATTCAGTCCAAGAACACTATTGATATTTATTTCTTGGTCTGAGGAACCTACAAATCCTAATCCTTTTGAGATTAAAACAGCGCCAGACTCTGGAGACGTTGGCACAACCTTGAATGAAGAGCCAAGAAACCTTGCTGTTGTTGATACATTTGGATTCGGGTCTGATATGGATGTGCGCGACGTAATAATGTTCTTTATTGTTTCGCGCAAAGATAAGTCGGCATAATACTCTGACAGATTAATGTCAGAGGAAAATGGGCGCTCTCTTACGTTTATGATCTCTCTATCAAAAGGCTTATTTGCCATCTCTAGTTTCCTTGTAACTCAAGAATCGCGGCAACCCCCGCAGGCTTTATCTGTTGAAGCGTAGAGAATGTTGCTCCGTAGAACGCATTGGCTTCTGCATCATATCCATCAAAAGCGCCCATAAATATGCCTACCGCCGGCAGGTCGCTGGTAACGTCAAATGCAGGCCATGCTCTTTTCCCATTCTCCGTCAAGAATTCAAAATTCAACATAGATGAATCATCCATCGCGATAGAGCGCTGGGAGAAAGAGCCAAGTCGAGGCAGTACGACAATAAATGCTCCCCTGAACTCAATATCATCCAGCCATCTATTCCGAAAAGGAGTTTTAGGGCGAGGGTCATCGTACACGAAGGTTGATGGGTCGTAGGCACTTCCATCGATTGGGTTTTCGGGCGCGTCGTAGCAACTCTGATACGTTACATTCCAAGTCTCAATAAAATCATAACTTTGAAATATCGGCAGCCAAATGATATCAATATTTCTCTTCATCGCCGCTGGAGAGACGGTATCGGGTAGAGCTGAGATTCTAAACCTGTAAGCGTCCGCACTTTCTCCTATGACGCGAGCAATCCCTCTATCAAGACCAATCTGCTCTAGCATGCCGGGAACGCCACCCAGTGCGTCATCGAACTGCCGAACGATTACCGACTTCTCGGCGAATGGCGGATCTTGTATCGGGAAGACAAGCGAGTTTATCTCTCCGCTAAAAACCTCTGCATCGGGCGTTATTTCTTCTCCGAGGACATTCCATTGGTAGCTTGCAAAAATTGCTTTGACAGTTACAGTCTTTGGCCCCTCTTCCGCTTCTCCAAACAATACATCATCGAAAAGCTCAAAACGTCTTCCACCAAAGGCCGTCTCAACAAGACTGCCCTTTTTTTGCGTGAATGCAATCGAAACGGCCGGGGTAACCGTTCGAGACAGCTCAATCTCGACAGAAGCAAAAGAAGCCTCTGGAGCGGTAATAGCATAAAGACCTTCATCTAGGCGGAATGTTGCAAGAGAAATTCGTTCTCCAATAGCCGCGAATGTCTGAAATATCTCATAGCCCGGCCCCGCCTCTTCAATGGGAGAGAGGTATTCTCTAGGCAGAAGTCTCTCAAACAACGAGAGAAAATACTGTGCTGTAAAATGATTGTTTATCATCTTAGCAAACGATTGTTACAGTAAGGGCCAATGACGTTCTTATTACTTCGTATGTATTCGGCTGAACATCTCCGGAAGGAGACACAATCTCAGAGCCTAAGACAGTTAGTCCTAGTACCGAACGAAGAACATCAATTGCATCATCGTATACCCATTTGTCACCGGGACGCAAAGAGTTTGTGTAATTTACCAATGCCGCTCTTGCTTGAATCTCTGTTTCTTGGATGTTTGTGTCCGCATCAAACGTTAAAGCCAATTGAATTGCAATAAGGGCAACTTTTGCGACCTTCACGTCAACATAGATTCCGGCGGGCCTTACATCTTCAAGAGAATTGAATACTGCATCTGCAAGTGCATTAGACTGAGTATCATATGATGGCGAGTTTTGGTTCAAGGTTGCCAGCACGTCAGTGTATTGATCTGCAACGATTAATTCTGCAACTCTAGCTGGTCGACCTAGTGGATCAAGTATTTCAAATAGTTGAGCGGTAACGACTCCTTGAAAGGCAAGAGCAGCTTGCTCAACTGCCGATTTGGTTCCTCTTCGAGCATTTACGAAGAAATTCTTCGCTCTCTCTCTGAGCTGATCGTCGGTTTCGTCGTCGGCGGCCCCCGCCGTGGCCTCAGCATTTGTCACGAATAAGTCATTCGGAGAACCGCTGATGCGAGAGACAATGTTCACGATTGTTCCCGGCTTGGTCTGCTGATTTGCTCCTGCAAGAAGACTACGAACCGGAATAGATATGGGGCCTGTCACTCCGACAGGAAACACCTGTTCTATGGTTGTCTGAAAAACATTTCCGCTGCTTGTAGACAACTGCGTATTGGCAGGAATGCTGAATGATGCAACAGTCGCCGTGTTCGTTGTAAACTGCACTGTGCCCAACGCCGGAGCTGCACTCTTTCGCAAGATCCCATAACGATCGAACACTAGTCTGTCGAGGTCGACACCGGCGGCACTATCAAGAAACGAGGCGATTGCTACGTTAGCCACCTGATTGATAACCTCGTCTCCAACGGCGGCTGCAGCAGCGAGAAGGATGTTGAGATCAGTGCCGGGCCTGTCTACGGAATCCCTTGAGAGACGTGGATTGCGAAGCAGAGCCTCTCGTTTGGCAATCTCAAAAAGGTCTTCAAATATAGGTAAGTCAGCCATTGTCTCTCACAGTAGTGGTGCGTAGTTGGTTTGCATGGTTGAAGACATTTCTAGCGACTGATTGTCCGATGTCCTCACTTGCAATTTTATAATCAGGATTCCATCCGCAGAGAATGACATCATTACGACGGCCTGTAAAACCTCTGGCTCTTCAAGTGCCGCTAATTCTATTTGTTTTTTTAGTTTCAACAAGTCCGTCGTTGAAAACGGTTCTTTGGCTCTTAGTCCAATACCAAAATTTGGCAAGTGAAAAAAGGATGCAGGCACAGTTGTTAGCTTGCGCAGCAACACCTTCTTGAGCACTTCTAGTTCGGAAATGTTGCTGTAGTCGCCACCAGAATCTACATCAAAGACTCCGGGCTGAACGTACTTCAAGTCACTTGTGAAAGGAATATCTGGAGTTGTCGGGAATATCCATGTAACTCCCCAGAACATCGCGCTGACAGGCGCAACAACTTCAGAACCGCCCATCGAGAACAAAAGCTCCGCTCGAACCTCGTGCTCTATGGGATAATCTCCGAATTTTTTCATTGTGTATAGGTCGAACGTAGTGCTGTTTACAGGCTCGACCTGCAATACGAAAAGAGACTCTAGTGTATCAAGTCTAGTTACACTCCAACTCTTAGGATTGAGTGCGTCTCCGGGTACAGACTTTGTCTTCATTCGTGGGGGTGAAGTCAATCGAACTCGCACCCTGCGAATAGAAGATGCGAAGGCGAATCCGACCGACATCTCTGTCGGCATCCCAAGGGCACTAGTTCCATACGGAGAGATTCCGTATCCCGCGAAGATTGTCATTTGCCTTCCACCTTGCTCGCTTTTATCGAGTTTGGAAACGGTGGTAATGGAGTAAGATAGTTGACAGCCGGCATCGCCGCTAGTCCTTGCAGCCAAACATAAAGACTTGTGACACTCAATGGGTCTACAAGGCTAAAAAAGTTTTCAAGCTCATTCGCCAAGGCCAATGGTTGCGTCGTCGAAGAATCACCGCCAAGATAAATCTTCGCATTACCGTTCAGCGTAACACGAAATTCGTCGCCGTTGAAGATAAACTCGTTTGTGCTCGTATCATTCTGCACTTGAATACGAAACGACTGATTTTTTTCAACAACCAAAACAACGTCATCGGTCATGTTGAGCGTTTCTGGAATCTCCGGATTTACCGTCGAGGGATCTTTAGCAAACTGAAGTGATGGCGGGTCTGCAGGAGAGAAAAGACGACCAATAACACAAGCCCCTTGCATCGGGCTTCCATCGGGAAGGGCGACCAAGACTTCGTCTCCAACCTTGATCGGGAAATACATTCCAGAGCCGCTTGCAACATAAGGCGATGCAAGCCTCGCGGTGATCTCTTCTCTCCATGGCATTGTCAGGACATCTACAAATACGCCCTCGTCCGGGTCAATGGCAATATCTTCAACAACGGCGAGGCATATCCAGCATCTCGGGTCAATTCCGGGTCGAGATAGGGCTTCACCAAGTCGTCCAGTATCAATCGATGTCGAGATATTTGTTCTCATTTCTATCCTTTTTTCAGCGGGGCTTTTGAACTAGGTGTTACCGGAAGGTCAATGGTGCTTCTATCTTGCGAGCGAACTTCAATGAAGTTATGGAAGTCAAAGGAGATACTGACCCCACTCTCGGCCTTCCAATCATACTTTACCGTATGGACTCGAAAGAATGAAGACAGCTCAAAGACCATGCCTCTTGAGGCCGCTACGATTGCTCTTGCCAACTGTAGATCTCCAGATGAATTGCCAAGCCTCTCCGCAGTGGTTTTGACCGCCTCATCAAAGCCCATCCTAGACCAGTCTGTCAACTCGGAAACGAGAGGAGCACGACTAGACAGGGTTCGAGTATCCGTAAGGAACTGAACCGGGTCGCCGGGCCTTAGTCGCAACAAGTCTGGGTCGCTGTTGTCTCCACCAAACGAACAAAGCGCACGCGTCTCGCAAGAGCCGCCAATCTCACTATGTCCAATCTCCTCAAAGATTGCTTCTGCAATCTGAGCAAGTCTCTCTTTACTCTTGACACCTGTCATATGGATAATGAGTGGATTGCCCGAACTTGCTGACCCGTCTGCCGACTCTCCAGTGGTTCTCTTATTTTTTGGCTCTGCCTCGGGAGGGTGAAACACAGAGATCATTCTGTCTGCCCCTCGCTCCTCACTTGACGTATCAACGGAAACAAGCTTGATTGGCTGAGCCTTTATGCCACCGATCTTGCGCTCAAACTTCAGGGTCTTTACGTCTCTGCCATATACCATTCGGCGGAACCTGATTTCCTCTTGTCTTCCATCACTGAGAACAACGACACGAGGCCGTCCATCTTGAAATACGGTAGGTTCTTTCGGATTCGTTCCTGCATTGACTCTCGTATCGTAAACGTTTCTCACCGGCTTTAGGACGATTGTCTCCCCAACAACGATAGGAATAACACCGACAAGATAGCAATAATGGACAATGATATCCCAATATCCTAGCCTGTCTTTATCTCCATCAGGCTGCGCGCCTGTCTTCGGCTTTGGGGCTTTTGTCGATACCTTGGTTTTTTCGGTCGTTGTAATTTTGCCTTTTCTTGCAGCAACTCTTGCTTTTTTGTTGACTCTAGTTGTTAGGTCATCGTCGAAGACAAGGGGTAGTCGACCTCCGGGGAATAGCTCTGGATTTGCTTCTACTCTTACTCGAAGAGAGCCGTTTGCGGAGTTTGCGGGGCCAAGCAATGGATGTGACGCTAGCACTTGCTCTACAACACTCTTAATGTCTTGATTCACGTCAATATTCTTGAAGATCTCCGGGCCTGTCTTCATGTCAAGCAGTAAGCCTCGAATGTCTCGTCCTTCTAAGTTTACAGTACCGCCGGAGTCATCGTAGTCAACTGACCACGAGTCGACAGTTCCCACCATGACGACGGTGTCCTTTCGGATTACATCCAAAGAGTCTCGAATATTGATTATGGACTTTCTTGTCCAGTTTGCCTCTTTCTTCATCATTCCAGTGGCAAAGTCGGAAGGCGTAACAGAACCTAAATGGATTTCTACACCGCATGCTCTGATAAGTCTTGGGTCTATAGGAAGCTCTCTCCATCTGAATGACAAAGAAAACTTTCCTGCCTGACGATAACCGGGAATCTCAACGCTTGCAGACATTGGCATGACATAGACAAGATGAGAAAAACTGTCTTTACTCTGTGTTTCTGCTGTAACCAATGGCTCAAGGATTTTTTTTACTTCATCTTCTGGTTGCAAGATAAGATCTTCAACCGTATTGAAAGACTGCATCGTTTTTTCAGGGACGATATTGAAGTACTTGTCAAAGCGAATGCGAAGAGAAACCACTAGAGAAGGGTAGTACATAGGCATGGCGACGGACTCCTTTATCTCGGATTGGAGCCTTTTGCTACCATCGAACGGTTAGGGATGTAAACTCTTTGTCCCGGCTCTAACTCTGAAGACTGCAGATTATTGTATGCGGCAATGACTCGCCAAGCATTAGCGTCTCCCATTGTAATTCTTGCGACGGTACGCAAATCATCTCCTTGGCGAGCAACGAACGGAGCGGAAATTGGAGTCGCGTCCTTCTTCTTCGTTGTCTTGAGAGTAATTCGAGTGTTGGCCATCTCGTGAGCGAGCTGACGCATGTTTCCGGAAAGTTCTCTTACGCTTGCCGCGACGGCGAGAACTTGCCCTAAAGTTGTAGAATTTGCCGCCGCGTTGAGAATGTGCTCTTCTAAAGGACGTGAGCGCAATTTTCTGTTGAAGTCTATTGCCCGTTCTAAGACGGCATTAGAGCGAGAAAGCACATCCTCCACGAGTTGAGCCTTATTGCTGATTCCATTTAGCGCATTATCAAGTGCACCTCTTGCGAGTCGGATTTCTGTTGAAAACCGTGTGGCAAACTCTTTGGCCCTGTTCAAAAACAGACTGCTTTTTTTGACGGAAGGGACAATCGACGACTCTTGAGCAAGTTTCCTAAACCTGTCTAGGATGTTTCCACCCGCCCGAGGGAATCTTGTCAAAGCAAGAAACTTCTGAAGAATATCTGGCCCCCAAGACTGTGCCGCTGTTTCGAGTAGGTTTTGAATCGTCGCGGCGAACTGGTCGGGCTTGCTGACCGTCGAGGTCTGGGCATTCGCGACGGAGTCGCCTTGGTTGATGCAACGAAAGGTCACCGACCATGAGACATCTCTACGAGAATCCCATATTTGCTCAAATTGACTGATATATCCCTGCCTGACGATCTCATCCCAAGCAATTTCAATGAGCTGGCCCTTGCGCCTCATGTCATCCATTGCATCGACGACACTCTTGGCATCGGGAAGCGGGACATTGCCTAACGTTGCAAACCCGCTGTCAAGCGTGATAAATCTGTCCTTCCACATTCCTGTGATGGTCGTTTCTTCTTCAGTAGAACCGAGCATCTGAACTGTAGGCTCGGGACTGCCGGGATAGTACGTCACCTCAGCTCTCATCGTTCCAGACAATGATAGTGGTCGATAGGGAAGCGCTCTTCCTGTCAATTTAAGTGTTCGCTTTTCTCCAGTGAGTTCCTTGAATGTAAAAGATGTTGCTATTGATGTTAGTTTACTAAAGGCATTCTGTGTTTGTGTGTTGGTCGTACCACCCGGAAAAACAACAGGCTGAAGAAAGTCACTGCGGGGTACAGGCTGAAGAACATCCGCTCCTGAAACGGGCTGCAGGAAACTGCTTGCCGAAACAGGCTGTAACGGAGCCGCATTCGGAGTATTGAGCGGATTACTTAGTAACAAATCTACGGACATCGACTACCTCATTATCTGACAGTGTAAAGTGGGGAGAGACCGCTCTGGATTCTCTTTTCGCCGATCTTCGACAGATCTTGCGTAAATGCAACCGCAATACGGTCTGGGTCAAAGCCCTCTTCAAATTTCTGACTGATGCTGAATCGGGAATTTCGGAAGTCTTGATAGTTATTGAGGCCCTTGCCGGCGAACTTCGGAACTTCTTTGGCCGCTTCCGGTGTATGTATATCCATTGGCTCAAACTGTGTCCAAGTAGCCCCGGCGTATCTTTCTTTGATATCGCCAAGTATTATTTGAAGTGCATCTTTCTTCATGTCTTCGGTATAGACTGAGGGCAGCATTGCTTCAATCTGAGGTTCTAATGCTGATAGTGCCTTGTCCGAGTATGCTTTTAGTGCCTTGTTTTGCTGTTCGACAGCTAAAGCCTGAAGTCCAATAGCTCCGGCACCCGTCTCAATGAATTCAGTAGATGACAATCCAACATCTTTTCCAAAGCCCTTAAATCTTTGTGAAAGAGTCAACTGCTCGGCGGCAATCTCAAACAGTTTTGTGTAGTCTCCCTTTGTCGACGCTAGTTTCTCCGCTTCTGCAAATTGTTCTCTAAATGCCTCCGAGACTGGCTCTCCAAGTTTTTTTATTTTCTCAGAGGAAAGGATTTCCCCTGAACTAAGTGCCGACTTTAGACTGCCTTGTACTTGTGATTGAAAATTTGTAGCGGCTATGTCCGCGATCTTAGAAAAGCCCTTGGTCGTCTCTTCCGAGTATTTGTATTTAGGCTTGTACTTACCTGAATCCAAACCAAAAAGATCTAGTGCCTTGTCGTAGAGTCCTCCAAACATGCCAGATTCTTTTTTGGCTTCTCCTAGCCCCTTGGTTGAGGTTCCAAGCATCCATCCAGCAACACGATCAACGGCCGTCGCTAGTGAGCCTAATGCGTCATTAAACCAAAGGAATACTGCGCCAATCCCCTTAATTATGGAAGATATCCATGTGTTGCTTTTGGCGAAGTTATATATTTCAATTATTGCCCACGCGACGGATTTAGCCATCGCGCCGAACAGAGAGAAGACAAAGCCAAATATGGATGCGAGCAGTTTTATGAATGCTATAAACGGCTTGATTAGCGGTGTAAGTACTCTTTCAACGACAAACAAAATTACATTTAGCACTGAAGCAAGTCCCGAAATAAATGCCATCACTCCGGGCAGCAGTCCGGCAAATGCGGCACCAATCGCGTCGAAAATATACCCTACCATGCGACCAAAGAGTAGTAATGCACTGGCCAGTTCAGCTCCAGCAAGCTGTAGTTCACCCATGAAGATTGCGAACTGCTCGGTATATGTCATAAACCGGAGGAATCCTCCTATGATGCCAACAATTATTGCAATTGGGCCGGCCGCGCTGATTGCAGATATGATTCGGCCAATGATCGGGAAGTAGCCCCCAAGCATGCCGAATATACTTGCAATGCCTCCGGCTAAAGACGTGAGCATCGGCAGTACCGCAGCTTTTATTAGACCAAATCCTAAAATTAAACCAAAGATTCCATCATGCAGTTTAATGAGTGACGTGCTTGTAGAAAGAGTTAGACCTGCGAACTGCTGACTAGCTTGAGATGCGGCGGCAAGTCCAACTTCAATTCCGCTTGGAAGGTCTGCGTAGAAAGACTCAATTGCGGCGGGAATGCCGATCAGTGCACTTAATACGGATGCAATAACCTTCCCCGCGTAGAAAACAATAGGGTCTTCTCCGATGGTCGGCTTCGCACGGCCCTTTTCGTATTCAACGACATCTTTGTACTTGTCGTATTCTCCCGCTTGTTTTTTCTTTTCAGACGCGGGTTGCATTGACTTCTTGAGATAACTGAAGTCTCCACCTACTGTTTGATACGGAAATTTTACTTCCAAGAATCTCTTTTCATATTCTTTTCTTTCGGCCTCAAACTTTAGTTCTTTTCCGAACAGAGCGACTTTCTCTCCGCTCAATCCGACGGCCTTGGCGAACTGCTCCATTTGCTTTGGAATAAATGGCTCAATTGCCATTGCCGCGTTGTAGGCAACTTTGAGTGCTTCTCTATTGGCCGTTTTTTCCTTCTTTGCTTCTGGTGTATGGGCCTTGAATTGTTCCGAGATGAAATTTTCAATTTGCTCTGGATATCCCAAGACAACTTTGGGGACATCTACTTTAGGTATCTTGACTCCAAGATACCCAAAGACTTTCATGGCCGTTTCTTTGATGGCGTTGCCAATCTGCTTGATGAATGGAATTACTGACAGAATTCCTTCGATGAAAGACTCGAAGAATCCCCTACTCTTATCTAGCGCAACCGCTATATAGTATGTTGCGTCATCAAACATTGGCCTGAGATAGTTCTGGATTGCTACGACATAGTCGAGCACATCCATTGACAATTCCCAGAGCATGTCGGTGACCGTCGGGCCAAATCGTTCAAGCAGTAGATTGATTTCTCTAAGAGCAACCTTGGAATGCTCGAAGATTGGCTTTGTACCAATACGAGCGATTTCCTTCAGGTGAGTAAGCATCGTAGAGTTGAGAGCGTCATAGGTATTCTTGTATGACTCGATGCCGTCGCCGTATGCGTCTACGATGTCTTTGATCTTGGCTAGTCGCTCTTCCGGCCTCAGTTTGTTGAACTGAACGGTAGCCATTCCGATTGATGTCAAGAGTTTTTGCGTAAGAGCATTTTGCTTGGTAGTCGTTCCTTGCAGCAACTGATTGAGAGAGTTACCGGCTCGCAACGCGGAGTGACCCAAACTGATACCGATAGCGGTAACGTTTGAGGACAACTCCATAAATTCTTGCGGGTCGGTTAGACCCACTCTCGACCCAGAAGGCAACGCGAGCAAGAATGCGTCCATGAAGTCTTGAGCTTCACCGGGAAGTTCCGCCGCCAAGACAACCATGTCTTCATAGAGCATGTTTGCGTATTCTAGTGACGCGATGATGTTCTCAGACTGGTTTTTGACTCCTTCAAAGTCACCTGTGGCCATAAGCATTGAAGCGAACGAGTATTGAAACTTCTCAAACTCGTTGCCCATCTCAATGATACGACTTGTAAGTTGAACTATCTTGTCTAGCGCTCCGGAAATAACGTCAAATGCAGCTTTCCCAATAGAGTATATCTGACCCGGAATGCTAATAAGGAATTTAGCGACACCTACAATATCTCTTGTCAGTTTCCATACGATTGATAGGCCATAACTGGCGGCCTTGAGAATGTTAGCACCAATAGACGTAACTGCCCCTAAGCCACCGCCTCCACCGCCTCCACCACCACCGCCACTTCCTCTCGCCTGTATCTGAGCTGTTCTTGCCTGTCGCTGAGCGGCGAGGGCATTGGCCGCGTTCGCTTTTGCGGCCGATTGCTGCTGTATTGCTGCTGTCTGGGCCGCCGCCTTTTGCTGCATTGCCGCCGTTTGAGCGGCCGTCTTCTGCTGCAAAGCCGCAGTCTGAGCTATTGCCGCCTGTTGCGCCTTATGAGCCGTAGCCGAAGCAGAAGCATTCGCTCTTATAATTGCGGCCTGTTGTCGAGCGGCGACCATTTGTGCAGCGTTCAGTTGTCTCTGATGTGCGGCCTGCGCCTTTAACTGATTCGTGGTCGCTTGCATTACCTGCAAGTATGCGTTTAGGTTGCCTTTTTTGAACTGTGTAGTATTTAGGGTTTGAGCAGCATTTGTCACCGCCTCATTTAATACCGTGAATGTTTTTGCAAAATTCCGTACTCGTGCAGATGCACTTGAAGTCGCTTTTGCAACTTTTTCAAGGTTCTCGGCAATGGCGGCAAGAGGGCCGGATGCTTTATCATCGACTATAAAAGGAAGGACAACTGGCTGCATTAGCTACCACCGCTGATAAGATGTTCTTGCCAACTATTTCCGCGTTCTTCTTCTAACAGACTACTAAGAGCACGAGCAAACGCAAGAAGATCTTTGAACGGCATACGCATAATTACATCAAGAGGCTGATGCCCATAGCGAGCACAGAAGGCGAGCATTTTCCAGATGCTTTTTTTGCGCTCTATACTTTCATTTGCATGCTGTTCAAAAAACTGTCCATCTCTTCCTCGTTAGGCTGATTCAGTTTGTTATACGCCGAAAGAATCATCGAACGAAGAGCTGGCTTCGCCTTTTGCCAAAGAAGGTCAATCGTTCCATCGGCAAAGCTCACTGCCTTACCATTTGCGGTGGCAATCGACTGCTTGGCAAGTTCATGTGCAATCTGCATGGCAGAACCATTCTTGGCTCTGGCAATTGCGAGCAATTCGTCTGAGGCGGTCAGCTCAGCAAGTCCAATGCTTTCAATCTTTCCAAGACCCGGCACCGTGCTCTGGGCTTTGGCCGGGATAGAAAACTCAAAAACAACGATGTTGTCTTGCTGCTTGTTGGCGAGTTGCAATAGATCCATGTCTGTTTCTCCTTTAGCCCGGAACTATGGGCAAAGGTGTTATAAGATACAGGCATGAATTTGTAAAGACAGAAAGAGTGAAGACAGGCGTTCTCACTCTTTCTGTTGTTGAAAAGAGATTAGGAGATGAAGTTTACTGCGTCCGCCTCGAAGTTCAGTGTCGACGAGACGTACTCTGTTCTACCGCCGACGCTAATTGGCATCTCTCCAAAAAAGAGATTTGAGATTACGGCAGTACGCTGTGTCCCGTTGGGGAAGTTGAACGTCGCACGAACATCAATTTGAATTCCCGGTGTTCTGCGCTGAGCACGGTCGGAAATCTTCTGCATGAGAGTAAAGACCGCAGGGTCTTTCATGTGAACGTCCATCTTGCCCGTCACACCACGAAAGACTTCGTCACGACGGTCTGTTGTCTCGCCGAGGTAGCCTTCCTTCATGATTTCCGTCTGAAGAGAAATCTCAAAAGACTTGACCTCGGTGATGTTTGCAATCAGGCGATTGTTCTCAAACAAGCGGACTTGTACCTCTTGTCCTTTAATTCTCTGTGCTGGGGCTGCTGTAGGCATATCTACACTCCTTCTTTTATCTATTGATTAGAGAGATGTCTGAATCACGACATTTGGCCCAACCTCTGCTTGGATACCAATGAACTTCGCGATTGGGAACATCTGTACTTTGACAATAATGACATAGATTCCCTGTCGCTCTCGGTCTGGAGTATTACCGTTGATCTTGTCGATCTGATAGTCGTTCAGACGAGCAAGAGCAGGGTTATTTGCAGACTTCAACTGAGACAGGAAGGCATCTGTCTGGGAGAAGATGTCGTTCTTTAGATTGTCATTGAGCGGCTGCTTAGCATATAGGTTATAGATGCTTGCAAGTGACTGCTCAATGAAGTCGGCAAAGCGACGACGATTCACATCCTGAGTGCCGTCAACAAGAGAGCTTGTAATTCCCTCTTGAAAGACAGGGCCTACATCCAATGTCATGCGAAGAGCCATTACGCCGGCCTTCTTGAGCTGCTTGTGCTCTGATAGTCCGAGTTTGGGAGCATTGCGCTGAAGTCCCAAAATCGGAGAGAGAATCGTCGGCACAGGCTCTGCTGACTGACCGGGGTCACGCTCTTGAGGAAGTCCGCTCATTACTGAGATTGCAAATGCGTCTGTTGTTACGTCAAGGATACCATCTGTGCGAGAAACACCATCTGCACCCTTGATGGAAACGCCGACGGCCTCTGGAATCAAGATACGAGCGCCGGGCCAGTTGTAGACAACACGGTCGCTTCTGTTTGCGCCGACCCCCGGATCAGAAGAGCCAAGAACAGTCGCGAGAGACGTGGTCGTCAGCTCCGGAGAAATGGCTGTAATGCGGAGCATGCCATCTGCAAGGGCGATACGAACGTGCTGAGCGAGAGTCTGGCGAATCGTCAAAGATGTTCTTGCGCAAAGAATAAACGAAGAGCCACCGATAGGGAGGTCATCCGTCATTGTTGCTTCGATCGCGTCAACATAAAGCTGATCAAGCTCAGGGCCGTTAACCGGATTTGCCGATTGAATAGCCGAGGTGAATACTAGGTCATTCCCCGAGCCGGGCATAATCAGCATCTGCAAGCCGGAGAAAGCATCCCAGTCTGTAGATGTTGCGTTTGCGGGGTCGGCAGGAATGACCGGCAAAAGTGAAGAGCTTTCCGCGATTGTTGCGTCAAGAGGACGAGCCGGCAACAAATAACCGCCGACATCTGAGTAATCCTTGCCCGCACCGGAATCTGCAGTCGCTGCAGGGTGAATACGATAGACAAGCTCGGCACCAGCGGATGCAGCAATGTCGAGGCTAGAGCCGTCCATTGCTTCTGCGGTAAGAGCAGTCTCATCAATAATTGAAATGATGCGGTATGTGCCTGCATTCAGGCCGTTAGCGCCGGCCGCGCCAACCTTACCAAGTACAAGGATGTCACCGACGGCGACTCCGTCTGTAACAAAAGTTGCAGTTGTATCTTCAAAGTCAAAATTCGCGCCGGCGACTACAGCAGTCGTCTCGCCAGATGTAGAGACAACGTATGCACTGTCATCGGTGAAGCCCTGTGACTTTGCAAGATGGACTCTATTGGCACCGAGAACAAACTCGGAGCCTGCGAGAACAAAAGCCTGCTGCATAGGCACAACGGGAGAAGGGTCTGTAACAGACTTATTCGTGGGAAGCTCACGAACGAGACGAACGCCCTTGCTTGACGCAAGATTCAGAGGAACGGCGACTAGGCCGCCATTGAATCGCTTGTTGCGCAGTGCAACAAAGCCGTTTCCAGAAGCGCCACCAAAGTCTCCTAGCGACGGGTCAAAAGCGCCGACCTTGTCGATCAGGTCTTGCGACGAAAGAATCTCAACCGGCTGAAGGCGTGTAGTGACATTTCCACTGTCATCAACATCAGTGGCAAAGCTCATGTCAGCAAATTCGCCAATCATAATGACTTTGCCAAAACCCGGAACCGGTGGGGTGGTCGGAGGGGGCACATCGACAATGAATGCGCCTGAGATCTCTGTGATCTCTGCAACCGAAGGAAATGCTGAAAAGTAACGAATGAATCCTGCCATTGTTCCCTCTACTCTTGCGTGACGGTGATGTCAGCAAGTATTCTGGATTTAGGAAAGTTTTTCAACCTGATTACAGGTACTCTCGCCTCGACTACAACATCTGCTCTTTTGAACCTCTGAGTCGCTTCCGCTTCCGTATCGAAGTATTGAACCGTTTGAAGTTCATATGCCCCGATAGCATTGAAATAATGCGGAAGCACGAGAAGCAAGCCATATCGCCAGTCCGTAGGAGACAGCTCTGACTCCAGCATCGCAACGCATGCGCTTCTCTCTACTTCGTCATTGGCCCAGACCGATATACGGCAAGACAAGACCATCTCGCATGTCGTCATCATGTAAGTGCCAAGAGGCATCTCAACGTCGGTAGTCAGAACATCTGGAGTCAGCCTGCTAGAATCATAGCGAGCAACGTCTTCCGACCAGACTACCGCTGATGGATATACCGCATTCTCTTCAAACACACTCCAATTTTCAGTAACGCGCTGAAACTGAAATGGTCGACCGCCAAAAGTGTCAAACTCTAAGCTCTCAAGATATTCGACAAGACCTCTTGTAATTGCGGATCTCGCGTCTGTCTCTTGATTTGGTCTGGCATTTATCTCTTCGCCCGGACGAAGAATTGCATACGATTTTGTCATGGCAATGCAGACTTTACTCGTGTTCCCAATTCTCTTGCAAATACATTTTGTGCTTGTCGTTCAAGCATATGTATGTTTTTGAAAACAGTTCCCTTCGCCGGACTTCCCTTTCTCTTGATTCCGTCCGCGACTCTTTTGGCTACCCACCATTGCTTTAGCCGAGAACGAATTCCAAACTTCTTGGCTACCCACGGAATGAGCGCTTTGATTGGGGGTCTTTTGGCCCCCGCTCGCCGACCCGTTTCAAGGACGATTGCATATGGAACATCATTCCGAAGAATTGCACCTTGGGGATGGCTCGTAACATCCCAGCCGGCACTGTGTCTTCCGGTAAACTTATATCTCAGTGAGCCTCTTTGTACGTCAGCGCCAACGGCCAAGGCAGCAGACTCCGCCGCTTTGATTGCCATTTGGCGAAAGTCTTGGCGAAAAGAATTTATCTTCTGAAGCATGATTTTGGGAGTCATCTTAAGTCTCCATTTCTAGCACGGTCTTCGCGTGTTCTTTCAAGTCTCATTGACCACTGAAGTGTGCTTGCTTCATAATTGGGAGCACTGCGAGGCGCAAAGCGTCTTTTTACTCCTGAAATGCCGTCCGCACGAGGAAACTCTATCTCGTAAAATACTTGTTCGTCTTTGTCGATAGGTATTCCATCGGGAATCCTTCCAAGGAGCTGATCTTCAGAGAATCGACCACTGATTTCAGATACTCGAATTGAGCCTAACTCATCAAGACCGACGGGCTGCAATACCTCTGTCAATTCGTCGAGTGAAGAGATCCTCGGCGTGGGTAGTATGTCCAGTGAGTCTTTTATGTATTCAATCCCGACACCTCTGCGTCCTCCTGTCCATGCGGTGCGAATAATCTTTACCGAATAGGTGCGAAGACCTAACTGCGTATAGATATCTCGCACAGAGTCCGCGACGGAGATGAGACACGAGGCTAACGTCTTCGACAGTTCCGTTCCCGACAACTTTGTGAACTTGGGTTTGCCACAGCCCATACCTAACTCCTAACTACAGGTACATTGCCGGCACGACGCTGTGTCAGGCTCGCAAAGCGAATAGAATACGCATACAGAGGAACTCCGAGCAGGTCAGCTAGCCTTGATGCCCATCGTAGATATTCGTGCTCTAAAGCGTCTGTCTCGTCTCTCCTCAATTTTAGTTCGGCAAGTTCTGTTGCCTTTAGTCTGTCCTGTGCGTCTACGAGCTTGCACTCTATCGAATCGAGAATTGACACAATCTGTCTCACGCGCGGAATAGACTCCTCTAAGACATTGCTCATGGCGGTTTCGACGAGAAACAATGTCTGCTGTGGTCTAGGAACGCCAAAGGTAATAGATGCCGCAGGCTGGACATTCAGATAGCCGAGATGATAACGAATCTTTTCTCTGTCTTGTGTGCTCAGCGGCATCTTTGCCCCCCTATCCTTATTCTTCGACTTTTTTCAACTGCACGTTCTGATCTGTTAGTCTAGCCAAAAACTTCGGGCCAAACAAAATCTCGTTTACAATTTTTCCTGCATGAAAGTGAATCAATTGTCCGTTTATCCACGCTCTTGCGTCTGAAACAACGACATAGGAGTCGCATTTCTTGGCGGGCGCTACAGGCACAGGAGGAGGAGGGGCGACAACTACGGGTGCGGCTTGCTTCTCCGATGCAACCTTTTCAGCGTCCGTGACAGAAGCTTCCTGCTGGCTATTGCTTTTCTTGGCGGATGGCCTTCCTCTTCTTGCCGGTATTGCGACAACATCTTTCATTTCTACACTAGAGCCATTCGATGTAATTTTTGCGGAGTCGAGTGCGTCTGCTTTTCGTGGCATTTCTTTCCCCTTAAATGTAGCAAAGCCAAGAAGTGAATAGGATGCGATAACCACCGATAACCCTCGGTGTCAGGGAGACTCGCATCATAGCATCACCTCTTGGCTTTAGGTCAACGTTTCGCTCAACTTGGTGAGCTACGCCTATAAAGCGTCGTCTATCCCGAACTAAGACTAAAACCTTCCGCAGATCTTGACTTAGCCCACTACGGGTTGCTGGCGGTTCCATAGGCAAGATGCCTAGGGTTTGCCAGAGATTCTCGCACTGTCGCCTTACCAGAGAAGGAAACCGTAAAAATCCTCAGGCTCATAACGGCTATGACCACTGGTCTATCACTGACACGGTTGTTCTTCGTTATAGATAGGCAGCGGGTCAAGTGTGAGAAAAGCCCCGCCACAAAGGGCGGGGCAACTCAATTACGCAGCGCCGTGCTCGATGCAAAGCAGACGCTTGTAGCGTGCGGCATCGCCGGTAGATGCGTCGGTACGGACGGGCCAGTCTCCGATGAACTTCCACGAAGAGCTGACAAGATCCTGAAGGCGGTTCAGCGGAGAACGCATAATCAACTGAATGCGCTCACTGAATACCTCAATACCGTTGTTGGTGATGCGAGGCTCGCCAACGCGACCGGTGATACCGGCCTCAGTAATAAGGTTGTTGAGATCTTGGTAGTACTCAAGGATACCACCCTGACCAACAAACAGAGGACGATGAACGGGAACGCCCGAAGGAGTACCGTCATTGAACAACTCGCCGGCAAATGGATCGTCCGCCGAGTAAGAGGCGCTAGCGCCACCCTCGATTGTGTCGACCTGTGGGCACTCGGTATTACGGAAGAACACGCAGCCGAGTAGCTCACCGATCGCGAACTGCCGATAGATGTAGTAGTCGGGCAACGAGGTCAAGAGACGCTGGAACTCTGGATCCGCGAAGATCTGAGTCTCAGAGATCGGGTCAAGATGGCAGTGATAACGGCCATCAGGGAACTCTGGCACGTTGGTCTGACGGAAGCGAGCAACAGCGGTGCGAAGGTCGCTAAGACGAAGAACATCGCCAGCACCAATCGAATCAACACTGTTGCCACCGCCTACGCGCACGATGTTGGTGCGGTCGACAGCGAGCACAAATGCGCGGTCATCAACGGAGACAGCGGCATCCAAAAGAAGAACGCCCGGCCCGACCAAGTCACCGGCAACATCAGGAACAAATCCGATAACATTGCGGCTGACTTCGCTTGGCACAGTGTTGTCAAGGATACGAACTGCGAGAGGATTCGACCCGGAGACAAGGTCAAAGCGAACTGGAGAACCAGAAGCAAGACCCGGATTGCGAGCGGAAGTGAATCCGTTAAGACGCTTCACGCGAAGACTCGTTACCGCCGCTTGAGCACCGTCAGCGACCGTAGAACCGCTGAGTGCCGCATTGTACATACGGTCACGAACGAGACGGTTGAGCGACTGACCAGCAGACATACCAAGCTGATGAGCATTGCGAAGGAACAAGTTCGCAATTGCCACAATGCTTGTCGGCATATGTGTGTCGATAGTGTCGGCATACTGCTGAATCTGAGCAGTCCACTGCTCCTTCTGATAGTCCGAAGGAGTTGGGTCTTGTCCCGGAACCAGTGGGCGGAGCTTTGGCTTAATCAAGCCCACGCCGGTGAACACCATCGTGTCACCAACGTTGGCCGGCCATGCTTGAGGCATAGCCTCACCACGGAACAAGATCTTGGGGAAGAGAGCGTCGTGAAATGCACGCTCAAGAATGTTCTCTTGGACAATCGCCCGAATCTCTGGTGCTTGCAGAATTGTACTAAAATCAGCCATTGTTTTTCCTCAGTGGATATCCACTATTTACGGCACACAGGTGACCGCATAAAACTCTCTGTCAAAGCTCGCCTATAGAAGAATAGGGAGAGGACAGTCCTTTAGAGCGAAGATACGCTTCAAAATCTTGTCTCTCCATTTTTCGAGCATCAACCTGAGCATTCTGCGCGGTCGCCTGTGCGACAGTTCCCGGTTTCAACGGAGCTGGCTGAACGCCAACTCCCGGCCCTGTAGTAGCAGGACGCGCAACTTCTCCGAACAGATACGGATGTGTATTCCTAAGCCCCGAAAAGAATTGCTTCTCGTCAAAGGCCGCCAGTTCTTCTTCGGACTTAGCATCAAGGTTTCGGGCTAGCAGACTGACCGCATAATCAATGTCGCGAACGCCACATTGCATTGCTGTCTCTCGAATAGCCATCTCCGCCTCTTTTGCTTCGAGACTGCGCTGCAGCTCTTTGCGTCGACGAGACTCTTCGACCATACGTCGTCGTGCCTCTTCTGCTTGTCTTCGCAAGCGCTGCTTCTCTCTATCCTCTTGTGCTGCATTCGCTGATTGCTTTGCCATGTTATTCTGTGCCTTTGTCGGTTGAGGTTTCTGACGAATCTGTTGCTGTGGCTGCTCTTCAACAACCTCATCTTCAAAATCGTCATCAAACGACAGCTCTTCATCCAATGAAGGTGCCGCTTGCTTGCTCTTTGATGCGTTCAATGCGCCGACCAATTCATCAAACGAAGAATATCCGAGAGACTTCAACTTGTCGTTGAATGCTCTTTCGTGGTCTTTTCGGCCTTTCTGCATCGCCTGTTCTTTTAGGCGCTTGAATGCCGAAGTGCTTAGAACTTGCACCGAACCGTCGGGAAGCTGAGTCATGCCATCTGGCAAGACATCTACAGGCTGCGACGACTCAACCGTGACACTTGGGTCAATCGGCGAAACATTTTCTTCACTCATCTCCTGCTCCTTGGGCTTGTCTTAGAACCAGTCGTTTCACCGCAGACCGTAAGGCGTGTTGACCGTCCAGAGACAGCAAGCGATAGTTTTGTTTTAGGTTATGGGTTTATTGTAAAATAACAGCTTCAGTTATTATAGCACTGGAAACTGAGACGAAAGAGAAGCCTCAGAGCGAGCCATGTATACAACGATAACGCCGGTAACATTGGCTTCAAAAGTCAGGGTCGCACCGTCGTCGGAAAGACGACACACAGTGCCACTAAGAGTAGCCGCAGCATCGCCAATCTGGCGAAGACCGGCCGCAGCAGCACCTGCGGTTACGCGAGCGCTCTGAACAAGCAAGGCAGGAGGGTCGAGAGTTACAGAAGCGGAGGCTACTGCACCCGACAATACGAGTTTTTGAGGCTCAAGCATCTTCGACAAGTTCACCTTGCGAAGAGCGTCGGCCAAGATGTTTGGGTTGGCCTGCTCAAGAGCAAGACCGAGAGTTGGGGTTGAAGTTGCTGTCACTGACATTGTTTTACGCTTTCTCTCCAAGGAACACATTTACCAACGTGTTTGCGCTTGTTAGACGTGTCACAGAGATCTGCGACACAGGTTTGGATATTGTGATCAATTGAAAAAATCCGTCAACAGGAATTATCTGTTCTGTTCCCAATTCTGACGTTATTTTCACCTCGATTGGGCCGCCTACCGACTTCAGCATCACAACGTTTGCCTCGACAACACCACCGAACGGAACATCCAGTGGGTTATTGTCGGTCAAAAACAACTCACAAGTTGTCTTTGTAGACAAAAACATTACTTCATTGATGAACGCAGAGTCACTCGTCTTTCCAGACGGATTCCCCTGTGCAGGCTCGGTAGTATAACTTCCCGCCAACTTATAGATGCTTGAAGTGCTGCCAATAGCCATTGCTACTTACGCTGTCCGCTCGCCATTGGGCCGAGAGCGAAAGGCATAGGGTCGCGACCCTGTGGCATTTGGTTGATTTGCAAGCGGTCGGCCTGTGGAATTGACATCGCTGCGTCGCGATACATGCCCTTAGCCTTCAGTGCTTCCTCTACAGTGTGATACTTCTTGCCTACACCGATTTCATTCATGTTGAGCATGTGACACCTCTTTATTTTTTGAGTTCAAATGGCAGAGACTCGTAAACGGATCCCTTTACCTTGTTTGCGGGAAGTTTTGCCTGTTCGACACAGTGACAGTTGTATTTGCCGTAATGGGCATCATACACTTCCATCACGTCGTTGTGTTTCTTACCTTGACCGACATTCTCTGCATATTTCCAGTTCGGCATGTGAGCCATAATCCCCTCCGTTTACTTCAAAACAAAAGGCATCGTGTAGTGGATGCTTGCTTTGTTCTTGCCAATGCTGAGCTTTGCCTCGTCAGCAAAGTCATTGTAAGAGCCACGAGCCACCGAAGATGGAACTCCACCCATTGCATCGTAGGGAATTCCACCCTCAAAGCCCTTGGCCTCTGTACCCATCTTCATCGCCTGCGTTCTCGGTGTCCGATATCCAACGCCCTTGTGTGCAGCCATGTTAGCCTCTCTTTAGGTTGGCGAACGGCAATCCGGAATGAGACAGCGCTCGCGGTTCAAAGTCCTTGATATTGGACATGCTCAAGTCGCCTTTACGACGGCGAATCTCTGACTCAGGAGGCAGGGCAATTCGAGCACCGCTGCCATGATACTCAGACTCTTTGTATAGAGTCCCCTCACCCTTCATTGAAGGCTGGTCGTACGGATAGCCGACATACAGTGCTTTAGATGCCATTATGCCTCCTCTTCCTCTTCCATTTCGTCATCGCTCTCTTCGTACTCTTCAAGCCCTTCAAACTTTCCGCCCATTTTCTTGTATAGATGAGCGATTACCGAGTAGGGGTCGGCGTACTCCGCGCCTTCTCCTTCAGGGTCTACAATCTCTGAGGCTTTTTTCCAAATATCTTCATCCAAGACCCATTCGGGCATTTCATCAGGATCGAAGTCTGCCATGAGCATCATAACGTCGTCATCGCATTCGCCTTCCTCCAGCTCTTCTGCGATAAGCTCTGCCATGGCCTTCATGGCTTGCAATGCTTTCTTTTCAGCATCCTTGCCCTTCATTGCGGGCATCGGCTTACCAATGCCGCCTTTGTGAGCAGACTGCATTGCTTCTTCCGCATGCTCGTCATGCTCCATGTCGTAGTCATCCTCGTGCATTTCAGGCTTTGGCGGCAATTTAGACTGCGCCTTTTTGATGACATTCGGCATCATCGCCTGCTTCTTAGACTTCTGCGTGTCGAGGTATGATTTGATCTTGCGAGGTTCAATCGCCATCTGCTTTTCCTTGTTTTTTCTGCTGTTTCCACACAAAAATATCTTCAAACACGGGATGCCAAGGCATCATTACAGCATGGTCATAGGGACGGTTCGGCGGATGAAACCAAGACCCGTCTTCGGAGACGAATTCTTCTCTTGGCCGAACAATCTGGCCATGTAGTCTCTTCGAATCTTCTGACACAGATTTGTGCAACGAGCTGCCATCTTCGTCATTGATGCGCTCACACCAGCGAATCATCAATTCCTGATTTTTTTCGGCGAGAGCACTATAGCACAGCAACTGTGTAAAATTATAGGCGGAGCATGTTTCAGTAAAGAGAATTCTCTTCAACTGAGGAATCATAGCATAAAATCGAGAAATAACTGCATCCGCAAGTCGAGCCGACGAGGATGCCTCATCGACGAGTAAGATGTCGGTAGTCGCGTCAACCATTCGTGCGGACAGTCTAACGATGCACTCTTGCACCGACACTGAAGAAAACTTCTTTGCTTTAGAAGCAATTTGTTTCTGAGGCACACTAGAGAAGTCAAGAGAAATCTGTTCTAAAAGCTCTGCCTCTTTGCTTTCAATGTCGTCAATCGCACTACAGATTGCAAGCCAAAGCAATTCCGAAATAGGGCCGAAGAGCATAGGATGCAGTGAAGAACAAAATGCAAGACATAGCTGATGAAACGCCTTTGCTCTTAGATTTTCGTTCTTGTAGTCTGCTAGTACAATAGCCTGATTTCGCACTAGGTTCTCATATATCAACTGCATCTCCGCACAAGAAAGATTGCTTGCAAGTCTTTTGACAGTAGCGTGCTTCTGCCGCAAGATGCGCTGATAGATGTTATAGTTGCCGTCTGCTTTCAGATTCATTTCTTTTGTTTTGCTCTTTGCAACTGGGCAAGTTTTCTTTCAACCCATCGACGACCGGAATCGCCGCCCCAAAGAAGCCAAGCCTGTAGCCCTTTGCTCGGATATCCTTCTTCACCCGGACGAAATCCCTCGGCCTGCTTGTCAACTTCATGTCGGTCAAAAAAAGACTTCATTCTCTTCAGCGTGCTGAGAGAGAGATTCTTGTCCGCAATGATGTCTCGTGCACGCGAAATACCGACGGCGGTGCCGCCTCGGCGAGAGGCTGGAACCTTTTTTCTCAGTTCCAGACCTCGCTTTGCTTCTTTTTCTACAACGCTGGGAGGATTGAACTTTGCCTCTGGCATGGCGGATTCTCCGTCTACGATATTTCGGTACTCCGGCAAAATAATTGAATGCTCGCTCATCGGGCCTCTCTCTCTTTGCTCTACCGCATTATTGAGCTATTGGTCTGCCCTTATCTCGATTAGTCGCGATGTCTCCAACGGGTGTAACTTGATCCGAGTCGATGCCTTGGGCTTTGGCCTGTTCGTGTAATCGGTCGTGGCATCGGGCACAGAGAACAACTAAATTGTTCATTGCATCACTGTGACCGAGACGACTGAGTCTAGGGCTGAGAGGTATGCCGCCTTTGTGGTGAATGTAAAGTCTTTGTCTCGTTCCACAGGCTTTGCATCTAAACTCGTCCCGACGAAAAACACCCAATGCTACGCTGGGAGGAAGGCCCCCTTGGCCTTCTCTATGTAGAGTAGCTTTGTGGCGCTTGGCTTCTTTTCTGAGTGTTGTAAGGGCCTTTTTCTCTTCGCTTTCTAGGCCGATTCGTGGAGTTTGAGCCATTGCTCTCTGGGTCACAATGTATCTCTTGGCTATCTCTGACATATGCTACCATCAATTCTATGCCATTCTCTAAAGCACGTTTCGTCGCGTTAAACATCTTATTGCCGTTTGCTGCATTCTCTACGGTTCTCGCACACAGATTGCTCAAAATTGCAATATCGGTCTTGTATTGAGGCGACTCTGAGAGAAACCGCAGAAGAATACTTCTTTTCTCTTCGGAAAGCCTACTGCCTCTTTCGTAGTTTGCTTTCTTTTTCGGGATTCTCTCCCGAAGAGGTTCCTCTCCTGTAACTTCAGCAAAAATAACAGTCCTATTTAGGCCGGCACAGACTGTACAATGACGGTCAAAGCAGCACTCTACCGCGACAACTTTGCGACAGAGACGCGACTTATTCATTTCTGTATTTTGCTACTTTCTGTGAAATTCTTTCTGGCATCTTGCTATAATTGCCGG